TATTAGAGTAGTTACCTACTACTGTATCAACTCCAACTCTGTTTTGTTTAGGAATCCAAGGCAATGTAGATACAGTTCCATCAGGAACTACAATCCAATATCCTTTTGTATGACCAGCTTTTACTGCAATTGCAAGAGCATTAAGTTCTACTGAGTGAACAAATGTTACTCCATTGAATTGGAATGACAAGTTAGCAGAGTTAGAAATACCTTGAGCAGCTTGATATTCAAATTTAGCATAAGAAACTGAATCACAGAAAATAGTATATCCTTCAGGATATTTATTAGCCATCATTGCAATTTTAGTAATCTGCATAGCTCTACTTTCGTTAGTAGAAGCAATCTCATAAGCATTTACTGTACCAGCAGTAATAAACGTAGCTTCAGGAGTTGTAGCAACAACAGCTGTTCTATTTGTAAACAAATAAGAAGTAGCAGCAGTTTCATATCCTTCCATAAAGTTAGATACTGCATTTGAAATTTCACTAAACAATTGCTCATCTGCATTATACAAAGAGATGTCAGATTGTTTCAATGACATATTGAATTTATCAGAATACGAAGTCCAAGATGGAGTTAATATTGCTGAATCTTGTTTCACACCAGTGTGGTTGTGAGTTCTTCCACCTGTTCCAAGAGAACGCTTGGCTCTTGCGATGAAGTTAGTTTCTACCGTTCTGTCTTCTCTTACACGAAGTTCATCGTAGTTAGGAAACATAATAGGTGACATTCCTTTAAGTGCTAAATAAGTAGCTGGGTATCTGAATCTTAATTCAGAAGATTGAAATGCTCCAAGCAATCTTGCTTGAGCCTTCGTCAAATTTGCGGATACGCGATTTGCCATTTTGTAAGTTTTTTATATTAATAAAGTTGTTTTTTTGTTTTGAACTTTACCGTTCTATTCTTACCAGCTATCCCGCCAATATTTTACAAAGTTACGAAAAAAAATTTATAAATAAATATAATCAGTATTGTTTTTTGTTTGCCCTGTTAATTTTGCATTTAATGTAGTTCTATTCATTCCTAATATTATAGCTAATTGAGTAACCGAATCATATATTTCATTAGTTTTAGTATTTATTACTTTTTTTGAATTTGCATTTTTAGATTTTAATAAACATTCATCACTAGGTCTTTTTCCTTTTTTAGCTATACTTAGTTTTAATTTAGTTTCATCTGATGCTTTTTTTCCTATGTTAGCTTTGCTTATTTTGTATTTAGTTTCGTCAGAAACAACTCTCTGCTTCATTTTGTCAATATACTCTTGACTTCTTTTTTTTCCTTTATTAGATTCAGATATTTTACCTCTCGTTTTTTTAGATACAATTCTTCCAGTATTAGATATACTTATTTTTAATTTAGTTTCATCTGATAGTTTTCTATCTCTCATTTTTTGACGAGTAGATTCAGGTAGTTTTCTCCCTTTTAATTTATCTATCGTTTCTTGTCTTGCTTTGCCAGTTTTAGTAGAAGTATTTGTTAGCATACAATTAAGACCATTCTTGCCAATACAATTAAATAATTCTTGATAGTATCTTTCTTTTTCATTTAATTCAGATTTATCACATTCTAAAATAATTTCAAATAAATGATTCTCCCAACCATATTTTAATATGGATTTAAGTATTATTGGTTGAGTAATGCATTTTGCATTTTTGTACTTACTAATTCTTGATAATATATTTACACTTTGACCTATGTAAATTTTACCACTTGGACTTGTAATCTTATAAATTCCTACCATAATTAAAAAACCCAACTAAAAGTGATGCAAGGCACTAATAATTGGGAATTTTGTTAAATTGTTATATCGCTTGCATTCGATGATGCAAATATACAAAATATTTATTTAATATAACAAACTTATTTTTTCTTAGCTTTCATTTTAGCTTTTCGAGCTACACTAAGAGCAATTGCAACTGCTTGCTTCTGACTTTTGCCACGCTTCATTTCAGTTCGAATATTCGAACTCACGCTTTTCTTGCTAAATCCTTTCTTTAACGGCATCTTCTTCTTAATTTATTAAAGTAAACTTTGTTTTGATACTCTAAAAGTTCATTTCGTAATTCGTTTGACGCTTCCTTTTTTAACGCTTCTAGTTTAGATTTGTTAATGAATAAAGAAAAGAACCATTCAATTAGCTTTCTCATATCTTCAATGTTCCGTTGGAAATACGTTTAGCCATTTCGCTATTCTGTTTAGAAGCATCCCAATTATTTCTTTCAGATTCTTTCATAAATGCTTCAAAACTTCCTGCTTTGCCTTCTCCAGTATCATCTCCTTTACCAGCTCCTCCTTCAACTTTAGCTAAATATGGTGTTGAAAATGTAGTTACCCAATCTTTGACTGTTATTGGAGAATAGTTGGCATCTTTTAAAATGTTTCCATTCGAATCTTTTACTACAACATTACCATCTTCTTTTTCAAATGAAAATCCTTTTTCTTTTGCTTCAGTAAAGATTGTAGATTTAGATACCAGTACATTGTCAGGAATGTGCTTCGTAAATTCATTCTTAATTTCACTTAATAGATTTGTTTTCTCTATATGCGTTTTGAATGAATTAAATTCTGCATCTTTTTCGTTTAACTTAGAAACTAATCCATCAAACTCCGACTTCAATGTCTTAAACTTTTCATCAGGTTCAATCTTATTTTCTGATTCAGTCTTCGCCTTAATAGCATTTACCAAATTCTCCATTGTCTTGCCTTGAAAATCTAATCCAAGATTGTTTCTCTGCTCTTTTACAGCTATTTCAATAGCCATAGTAGCAGAATCTTTCTTGATGTTTGCAATTCGCTCCTCATAAGCAGTTTTACTCAAGAACACTTTTTCTGATAAATCTACTGAAAACGCTTCTTCACTATTTATCATTTCAATTAACTTACCACTTTCAATTCCTAATGTGGTTTCGATTTCTGCGATGTTGTCTAACGCCATATTATTTTAGTTTGGTTATTTCTTCGGTTAGTTTGTTCACTCCCCAAATAGGCTTTGCCTTTTCTCCTGATAACAATTCGTATTCTTTAATCAAATCATCTTTGCTCGGTTCTTGTACTTCTAAGAAATCTTTTCCTTCTAAATGTAATTTAGTAAGTTTCTCATCTTTCTCATACCACAATCCATTAATTTTGCAATTGTCATTTGTTGTGTCTGCAAAAGTAATGTGTACTAAATGTGGAGGTCTTTCTACTGATAATTTGTAGGCAGAGTTGAATCCATTTCCTTCTCTACCCAATCTGTGTAATACATAAACTGCAACTTGGCTCATATAATTTGTTGTTTAGTTATTGGTGCAACTGGTGGTGCTACAACCTTTTTATTTAATTCAAACCAGTTATTAAATTCAGCAGTCAATACTTCTTCTGACTTGCTATAATCTGTAACTGTCTGCCACCATTTTTGATATAATACTTTTCTTTGTGCTTCTTCGTTTCCAAAGATATTTAAAACTGTTTGTAAAGGTAAGTGTAAATATGGTTCGATTCGCATTTTTACGAGATTAATTTGCAAATCAATTGGATTATTTCTATATTTTGCCGATAAATACTCACTAAACAGCTTATCCAACACCACACTATTTTCTTCAGCCTTAACAGACATCTCGTATCTTTCCAATAATGTGTCATAACCTTCAACGATATATCTACGACCTAAATTGATTGTTATCCTACTTTCGCTTCTGCTTTTTCCTAAGTCATAAAAGTTTAATATCCATTCACAGAATTTCCACTCAACATATTCTATAAAGTCTGCATATTTATTAAGTTGGTTTTCTAATGGTTGTTTGTTGTAGATTATTTCAGTAGCTGTTTTCTCTACATTGCTTACATTCTGAATACCATAACTTGTTCCCCAATGTGTTTTATACATCTTCTCCTCAAGTAAATTCAATTCTTCTGAGTATTGTTTCCACACATCTAAATCAGGAGATATAAATCCTGCAATGTTTGGTGCGATAACTGGAGTATCTCTATCATCAGGAATAGGCAACTCAACAACACCTGTTACATCACTTTTACCCATCATCTTTCCGTGACCATCACAAGTAGTACAAGTTTCTTCCTCTACTTTACCTGTTCCTCCACAATCACCACAATACTGAACGTATTTCCAAAAGATTGGATTGGCTTTGTAAATTTTATATAATGTTAAGAATGATTGGTCACGAGCATATTCTTTGGAGATGTCTATAATGTTATCAATGGCTGATAATCTCTCCTCCTCTGCTGGAATTTGAATGTTAGAACAGATAAGTGCAGGTACTTGACCAAATGGATGCTCAAATGTTAATTCTGCTACAATATTAAAACTATTTCCAACTTGCTCAAATGTTCTGTCTGTCAAATCATCAACTACTCTCCAAAACTGTCTGTTCTCTAATCTCTTTGGTTCAAATATTACATACTCGACCATCTGTCCTCTTGACTCGTAATAACGAATACTATCAATCGATTTATAAGTTGGATAAATATCAATCTCGGGTTCAGTAGTATATTCTAAGAACATCAATCCATTTGGGTCTGTGTTCATTAATTTAATTGCGTAGTCTTGCACCCATTCAGTTAAAGACTTCCCATCTCTAACACTTGCAATTTTATTTAAGAAATCTGCTTTAATCGTAGGGTTTAAAATGTCGTAGTCTTTTATTCCTCCAGTAGCATAATAAATATTATCGATAGGCTGAAATATTCTTCCGAATAAGTCTTTGATGTTTCTGCTATATTTTCTCCTTGCTTCTGCTTTTACATTGCTCTCAATTCCTTCTATATTCTCTATAAGCTCATCTATGAAGTCATCTCCATTTACTAACGCTTTTAGTTCATCAGAACATTCACGCATCTCGACAAATTCTTCATTGATTTTAAGATTACTCTTAATAGCCGATATGGCTTCTTCGTTGCTTTTGAATATCATATTTTTATTTATTTACCAAATTATTCGTAATCTCGGCTTACCTTTTAATTCAAAGAAAAATCGGAGCATTAGAGAGTCGGCAAAATCAGGCGAACGACCTATTCTTTTCTTTATTTCCTCTTTTTTCTCTAACGCTATTTTTCCATCATCTTGAAATGGAAGTCTATTTATCTGCTCCAACTCCTCAATTATTTGCTTCCTGTATTTATCCTCTTGAATAAATATTTTAGAGTCTTTAACTGCTTCTGCAAAATACCAGTAACATTGTGCCTTTAAATTCTTAAAGTTCTCCGTTTTACCGTGCATCTTTATTGGCTTACCATTATTGTTAAATGGAGTTGCTCCTACTAAATTCCCTAACTTTGTTGATGCCCTTGTAAATGTCTGCAATCCATCAGCATCATATATCACATTTTTAAGTGGCACTCTATTCTCTATGCGTAACTCATTTATCTTCTTGCTCACCATCGTATCGTCAATCTTATCAATAGCAATTATCTTTAAGGCTACAAATCCTGCCCAAACAACGATAACAAACTTATCCGAACCTGTATAAGCAATATCACAAGTCATATACCTATCTTGAGTAGGCTTTATAAATTCATTTGTGTACAATCCAAGAATATCTGAATATTCAAACATCGCATAAGGATTATCATCAAACTCCCAATTCCCATACACAAGCCTTTGAACTTCGTTATGGCTTAATATTTTCATTAAGTTAGGAACGTAATCTTCAGGCAATGTCTTATTATCTGTCGGCAATGCTTGAATGAACTTCATATGACTTGGAATAGTTCTATCAATTGTCGCCTTATAATAATCCTTGTACAAGTAATTCTTGCTGGGGTTACACGTTTGTAGCAACTTTGGCGACAGGTCATATTCCTTATTCTTCCAACGCCCTATACTCGCTTGTAAGTTATTCTTACACTCAATGTCAAACTCCCCAGCTTCTTCTATCCATCCACGAGTATTTTGCATACCTCCAAATCGCATATAGTTTGGGTCGCTTGGCAAATACTTCGCATCAATCAAAAATATCTTAGATTTATTATGAAACTTGAAATAGTTATCTTGACCATTGAAGCTATAATAATCCTCTGTTATTCCCCATCCACTCAAAACCTCTTGAATTGAAGGAATAGTAAACTTACGTAAATCAGCTAATGTTTTTCTCGCAATAAAATAATGCGTTTCAGGGTACATTAGTGCGTCTGCACATATCAAAGAACAACCTATAAAAGTCTTTCCACTTCCTTTAGAACCTCCATACACAATATCAATGGTAGTTTTATCAGTCCAAGCCTTTATGGCTTCTAATTGCTTTAAATTACCTCTGACATTTAATGATAGGCTCTTATTCTGCAACTTCTTCCTCTTGGTTAATAATCTGCATCCCTATAATCGGAACTACTTTCAATTTATCCCCTCCTGAAGTAATATCGAGCTTCTCGCTGTACTTTTTAGGATTCATCCTTCCCAATACCCATTTACGAGTATCAAGTTGCAACCTTGACCTGTTTACAGCTACCATACTTTGTTGTCTGTTTCCATTAACATCATAGTAGTAATCCTTAGTACCATAATCAGAAATCTCTAACATATCGTCAAAGATACCATCAGCTCGTATTTCAGTAGCTTTCTTATATAATTCTATTCTATCGGGATTTTCATTTAACCAGTTGTAGAAAGTACTTCGTGTGATTGGGTAATCATCACCATCTAATATATTCTTTATTGAACGACCCAACTCTATCTGTTGAATAATATCCAAAAATACTTTATCTCTTTCCATAATTATATTTAATAATAATTGCTACAAAGTTACAAAATTAATTAATACTATTATATATTATATATATTTTTTTTAATAATAATAATATTTTATAAAATAAAGGAAATAGACCCCCCCCCTATTTCTTGATACACTTTTTAGGGGGGGGGTATAAAAGTGCGTTTTTTTTTTACGTTTTTTTAAAAAGTGCCCTTTTTCATACTTTTTTCCTACAAAACAAGACATATTGATTTTTAGATTGGAACTGTAATCTTGAATGATTTGCATTTCTAACTCAAAAGTGGATTAAACGACAACAAACGGCTTTTATTTATTTTTTACAACTTGTAAGACTTTTCTTTATTTCAAAAAGTATATAGAATAGGAAAAAAATTTTTGTAGGGTACTTGAATAAATATATGTAGGAATTATCTTAATATTAAAAGTTATATTGTGTGGAAAAAATTTGTGGAAGGGGTCAAATGCACCTCTTTGCCTTTGCTTTAGGGGGGGGTGGGGGTGCGTTTTATTGCCTTGTTTGGCTTTCGGGGGGTGGCTTTTGGCAATTTTGCACCTGTAAGAGTGTGAGCCTGTAAGAGTGTAAGAGTGTGAGAGTGTAAGAGTGTGAGCCTGTAAGAGTGTGAGCCTGTAAGAGTGTGAGCCTGTAAGAGTGTGAGCCTGTAAGAGTGTGAGCCTGTAAGAGTGTGAGCCTGTAAGAGTGTGAGCCTGTAAGAGTGTGAGCCTGTAAGAGTGTG